ACGACATCCAGTACAGCAATCACCAGCTCGTCGTGCTCGAGTGCGGGACGCGCTGGCGCGAGGCGCGCTCCATCCCGGTCGGCACGTTCAGCCGGAAGTGCCGGTTCCTCCTCGGGGACGCGAAGTGTGGCGTCGATCTCACCGAGGGCGGCGACTACAACGTCTCGGGCACCGTGACCGGCGTGACGAGCCGCCGCAAATTCCTGGTGTCCCTTAGCGTTGGCGCGGGCGCGACGTTCACTGGCGGCGCCCTGAAATGGACGAGCGGGGCGAACAACGGGGACGCCTACGACGTCCGCGAGTACAGCGACATCGGGGGGTCGAGCGTCACCCTGTGGCTCCCGACCGGCTACGACGTCGAGGTCGGCGACACGTTCTACATGCACTACGGCTGCGACAAGAGCACGGGCGCCAACGGGTGCGCCGGCTTCAACAACCTCGAGCGATTCGGCGGCTTCCCCTACATCCCGGACGAGGACTTCGTCTTCGGCACCAACGTCAACGACCCGCCGGAGGGTACGTGATGGCAGGCGAGTGGGACTGGTACGACAACCCGGACCCGAAGCTCCTCACCGACTACGTGCCGAGCGGCTACCGCGTCGGCGCGCGCGGCGCGCGCTCGATCTTCACGGGCGACTACCTCAAGAGCTTCTACAACCGGGAGCGCATGACCTGGACGTCGCCGAAGGACGCGGCGCCGGCCGGGCGCATCCTCGACTGGAAGTCGATCTCCTACCCCAACGCCATCGACCAGCCGATCCCCGTCGTGTACGGCGCCGGGCGCTTCGTCGGGCAGATCATGTGGGTCGGCGCGGCCGACGTCGACACCGAGTACCAGCTACTCGGATACTATTCCTCGGCAACCTTTTGGTATCTGTATGGGCCAATTGAGGGAAATAGTGACGTTGACCCTGATGCAACGGCATACGAGCGCCGCTGGGGGCCGCTATCGGACGCAAACGCCAATTATTTAACAAGAGAAGAAATCGACGTATTTGTCTTCCCAGAAGACACATATTACAAGAGGTGGGCTGTCAACAGAACATACAGTGGAGAGTTCGCCGTTGCATTCTGCGAGTCTTTCACCGGTGCGCCGCTATACCTGATCAAGCTGTTCGCTGGTGACAAGGTTGTCTACGACGCAGAGACGGACACGACCCTCACTGGGTTCGAGTTCACCTACTACGACGGCACGCAGACGGCGGCCGATCCGACGATCGCAGCGGCCGAGGACGGCGTCGACACGCCCTTCTTCAACGGGGTGGCCTACGTCGTCTTCACGGCGTTTGACCCGATGAAGTTCAACGGCGAGATCCCGGTCATCTCTGCCCACCTGTCGGAGAACCCTTGGGATGGAACCCAGACCTTCCCAGTGGAGGACACGCTCCTCGAGCTGGCCAAGGGGCTCAAGTACACAGAGGCGGCGATCGAGTTCGACGGCGACTTCAACAAGGTCCACTACGGCTGGTCGCTCCTGAACGACTCCGACTACCGGTCGGTCATCAGCCAGGTCTGCGACTTCTACAACATCATCCTGAACGATGCGGGCGAGTCCGTCCGCTTTGTTCGGACGGCCTTCGGCGTCGGCGCCACGACGGATGCCGACCTGACTGACCCGACGATGATCGTCGAGCGCCAGCCAGGCAACCTGGTCCAGTCGTACCGGATCATGCCGACCGATCTCCCGCTCTCCTACGAGATCACCTACCCGGATGTGGACCGCAAGTTCACGTCGTCGGTGGTCACGGCACAGCGCGCCTCCGGCTTCTATGCGACCACCCCGTCTCTCCAGAAGTGGAGCGGATCGGCGCCGTTCGCGCTGACGGAGACCCAGGCGCAGGAGCTCGCCGAGACGAACCTCTACATGGCCGCCGCGCGCAGCGAGACGCACCTCCTGACCGTGGGGCCGGCGCACCTCTACCTCGAGGTCGGGGACATCATCCTGGTCGTCGCCGGTGGCGTCACCCGGAAGTGCCAGATCGTCCAGACCACCCTCAACCCCGACTTCACCCTCGACATCGAGGCCGTGGAGTTCGCGACCGTGGACGAGTGATGGCCCGCCGCAGTCTCCAAGAGATCTACAACCGGGTCATCAACCGGTGGCCGGGGATCGACCTGTTCCGCAAGGCGGGCCAGCCGAAGTCGGAGCGGTATCGCGGCCTCTACGGTCAGGAGTACCTCGACTGGCGCGCGCGGCGGAGGGAGATGCGGGGCGGCAAGGTGCCCGAGCCGCCGGGCGAGAAGCCGCCGCAGACGCGCGTGAAGTGGGAAGACGTCGGCTACCCGAACGCGATCGGTCAGCCCATCCCCATCTTCCGGAACGCGGGCCGGTTCCTCGGACAGCTCATCTGGACAGCCCACGACACGATTGAGGAGCGCGAGCGTATCCTTGGGCAGTACACCGACCTCTACTGGACCGTCGACCCCTTGGCCCCGTACACGTTCACGGGTAAGGATCCCCGGCACCTTGAGTTTGGGGCCTGGTATGGGCGACCATTCTCTTTCGAGACACGGACGATGCGGACCGAGGAGTTCACCAGGAGCGACTCCCCAACGACGTACTACAGATACTACGGGAAAGTTCCCGGGCAGATAAATGACACTAACCTTCAAATCATAGCGCCAAATGCTGTCTTCGCGGTTGCGTTTGCGGAGAACTACTTCCAAGAGGACGTGACACTCAGGAAACTGTGGGTTGGGGATCTTCTCGTATTCGATGCAGACGCCGGGTATATAGACCCCGCCAACGTCAGCTTCCGGTTCTATAGCGGCGTCAAGAACCCGATCGACATGACCATGTGGCTGTACCAGGGGGACGACTACGAGCACAGGTACGTCCGTACCGTTTATGTGGTCTTCGACTGGTTCAACATCCATGAGTTTAAGGGCACCGTCCCGCCGATCAGCGCGCTCATTGGTGAGGGGTCAAGCGCGGGTGTCTCTGCCTCTGACCTGGACTACGACGTCGATATCACAGAAAGCTATGGTCCAGGCGACGCATCTCGGATGTTTTATCCCTGGGGTGCTGGTCTCTGGAGGTCTTTTAACGACGAGGATGACTACATTGTATCGACTAGCATAACCAGGGATGCGTATTTGGCCTATTGGGAGGGGGATCTTGTCACTGGATCTAACTTATATTTTATTGCAAACTTCAATGATCCGTACGGGTACAAGCTAAATCGCCCCAGCATAATGGAAGACCTTTATGGCTCAGGACAGGTCTATGGTCTTATCATGCGGGCCTTCACCGAGGATCCTCCGTACCCCGACTTTGATGGGCCAAACGTAGACGGCGTCTCCGGAACAGAACAAGAGGAGCTTCGTTATATAGAAGAACTGCCGACAGTATCTTGGGGTGTTTCTAACGACGATTATAATGATTGGGATTATTGGCCGCTATATCAGCTCGTCTGGTATATGCCGCCGTTTGATGATCTCCAGAATCTCATTGGGGATCCTCCAGAGAGCAACAACAGGAAGGTGGTTCTGTCCACGCAGATAAGTTCTTTTTACTATTCGGCAATGGCCGAGTATGAGCTTGTCGACCAGAGTGGTGACATTGAGGACACGCCAATCTTCATGACGAAGGCTCATGATGGCGTGGAATACTACGTTCTGTTCACGAATCGCGGGCCTGAGCACATCAGCGCGTTCTGTTGGAAGCAGACATATACGGAATACTGGGGTGACGGGATCCCGGTCGGCGAGTTCGTCGATTGCATCGAGGGGACGCTGATCGACTACGGATCCCTGCCGGCCTACTACTACCTCGGTGGCATGACCCGCGGTCCGCTGACCAGCACGGGCGGCGAGATGATGTTCTACCTGACCGGCGGCGAGACGGTCCGCACGCTCTCGTGGACGTGCGCCGATACCGGCGGGTGGGGGTGGACTCTCGGCACGTGGAAGGCCTTCGACGGCAGCGAGGTCACGGGCGTCTGGTACGACGAGACGAACGACTGGGTCGCGGTCTCGTTCGCCACGGGCGAGATCCGGACCTACGAGTACGGCACCGAGACGCTGGTCGGGACTGTCACGCTGGCCGGCTACAAGGTCGTCTGCTACATCCCCCGCGACGACGAGGATCTCGGAGCGGCGACCCGCGCCTGGTACGGCATCAGGACGTCGCCGGGGTTCTGCCTCCTGGTCGATGAGACCGGGATGCAGTTCCGCTCGCTCAACATGGAGACGATGGAGATCGAGGCCTTCGTCCGCCTGAATGATAAGTTCACCGATCGCTGGAAGACCGTCTACCTGCACCAGCCGATGATGAAGGCGATGCAGATCCACAAGACGTTCCCGACTGTCTTCCCGAGCGGGACCGAGTTTGCCGACACACCGCGGGTTCAGCCGATCATCTACTACGCGGGCGGCACCATGCCGGACGCGCAGCCGTTCACGGTCGAGGATCTCATCCGCTCCCTGTGCCTCAAGTTCGGCTACTCGGAGAGCGCGCTCGAGTTCGTCAACCTGGACGGCATCACCTGCCGCGGTTGGGCGGTGCTGAACCAGACCGACTTCCGGTCCATGATCGGGCAGATCTGCGAGTTCTTCGACATCATCGTGGCGGACACCGGGGAGTCGACCCGGTTCATCCGGCGGGTGGTGACCGCGGCAGCCGACATCAACGCGGCGCTGGTGGAGACGGACCTGGTCGACCGCGGCGGCGGGTACCTGGTCCGGACGGAGGAGATCGTGCCGGAGTTCGTTCCGACGGTGCTCGAGGTCAACTACCCGAACGCGGACCACGACTGGACCACCGGGACATACGAGGCGAAGCGGGCGTCGGCGGAGCTCCTGCCGGGGCGCAACTACCTCAAGACGACCATGTCCTCGCCGGTCGCGATGACCGAGGACGAGGCGGAGGCCTTCGCGAAGCGGAACCTCTACGTCCTGGGGGCCAGGCGCACGACGCACGCCTTCTCGCTGGGGCCGGCGCACCTGTTCCTCGAGGTGGGCGACGTCGTCACGATCCCGCTGGCCGGCGAGGAGCGCCGCGCGCAGATCGCCGAGATCACGATCCAGCCGGACTTCACGCTGGACGTGATCGCCGAGGAATATCTGCGGGACGAGTAAGGAGCCTGAAATGCACCTTGCATCCAACTGGCGCGAAATCGCGCGCCGGTCGTGGAGCTTCTGGCTCATGGCCGTGGCCGCGATCCTGAGTGTCGCCGAGGCGGTCTTCCCGTTCTACTCCGACCTGTTCGACCGGACGACGGCCGCGCTCATCACGTTGGGGCTCGTCCTGTCCGCGATGATCGCGCGGCTGGTCTACCAGAAGGGGCTGTCGAAATGAGCCGGTTGGCCAGGTCCGCAACGGGGATCACCGCGGCGGTGGCGCTGATCGCGGCGGCCGAGGGGCTGCGCCAGACGGTCTACCTCGACCCGGTCGGGATCCCGACGGTGTGCTTCGGCTCCACCCGCGGGCTGGACCGGGAGATGGTCGGGAAGGTCAAGTTCACGGTCGAGGAGTGCAAGGCTCTCCTGACCAAGGAGGTGATCGAGCACGAGATGGGGATGCGTGGGTGCATGTTGGCGCCGGACAAGATCCCGGTCGGCACCTACGTCGCCTTCACGTCCTTCACCTTCAACGTCGGCGTCGGGGCCTTCTGCTCGAGCACGGCGCGGCGCCTCCTCGACCAGGCGCAGTACCACAAGGCCTGCGACGAGCTCCTGCGGTGGGTCTACGCCCGGAAGATGGGCGTCCGGATCAAGCTGCCGGGTCTGGTCAACCGGCGGATCCAGGAACACCTCGTTTGCACGGAAGGGCTCCCCGTATGACCCCCGGACTCTACCTCGCCGGGGGCATGGCCCTCGTAGCGGCGATTGCAGTGGCGTGGGGAGCCTTCGAGCGCGCCGGGCGCCTTGGCGCCGAGAAGGAGGTCGCCGTCGTTTCTGGTCAACTGGAATCGGCCGTGCAGGCCATCGGGACGCTGGAGTCCACCAACCGCCAGCTCAACCGGAACATCGACCGCCTCCTCGAGCAGCAGGTGGCGGACCAGAAGCTCGCCGCCGACCTCGCGCGCCGGGTCGGGGACATCGCGGCAACCGTCGAGAGCGCGCGGGCCGACATCGAGGAGCTCAAGCTCAATGACCAGGAGTCTCGCGATTATCTTGGCGTCCGGGTTCCTGGCGGGGTGCGTCAACTCCTCAACAAGCCGGCACTCGGTCGCAACTGAGACGGTGGTCCGCTACGTCGGGCCGCCGGACTCGATGCTGGTTGTCCCGCGGGATCCATACCGGCCGGTGGAGATCACGGGCGGGCTGGTCGACCAGCTCAACGCCTACAAGGGAGCCTACGGCGCGTGCGTCGCGTCGTTGGAGTCGATCGCGGAGTGGAAGCGATCGTTGGAGCCGCCGCTCCCACCGGAGCGGCCAGAGCTGGCCCAGACCGGTGGAGACGGCGATGGATGAGGAAGACATCCGACGGATAGCGCATGAGGCGGCCGACATGGCGGCCCGGAAAGCGATCCGCGAAACGCTGGTCGCCCTGGGGGTCGACCCGGACCGCCCTTTCGAGTTCCAGGAGCGGATGAACTTCGTCCGTTCGCTCCAGAGCGCGGCATCGACGATCGGCAAGCAAACGCTGACCGCGGTGATCGGAACGGTGGTCCTGGGGATCCTTCTGGCGATCTGGTCGAAAGTGGGGAGTCCCCCGAGATGAGCACGCACGTCGTCCGCCTCATCGCTGCGACCGGTGTCTGGTTCACCATGGCGCTGATCATGCTTGTCGGGTTCTCGACCTGGTACACGGTCACCGAGATTCGCAGGCCGCCCGATGAGCAGGCCTTCTACATCGACAAGATCGAGGTCTTGAACCCGGTCGTCGGCCCCGGCAAGCCGGTCCTATTCCGCCTCACCGGCCGCAGGGACCATGCCTGTCCGTCGATCATCGCGTCGTTCTGGATGGACGACAGCGGCAAGCCGGTCACTCGGTTCCCGCCGATCACGGGCGGCTACACGCCGGTCGATACGGATGGCTACACGGTCGAGTTCCTGGTTCCGGCGCCAAGTGTGGAAACGCTGACGGGGCTCCCGGCCGCGCCCGGTGTCTACCACTACCGGGCCACCAACGCTCCGCTGTGCCCGAATCTCATTCCGACGGAGATGCCGGACGTCACGATCTGTCTGGTCGTCCCCGGCCAACCCAAACCGGCGTGCGCCGGATGAGAGCTCGGCCGGGGCGGTCCATCCCCGGCCGGGGGCGAGGTCTCCTCGTCATGACGCCTCCCTGAACTTGCCCGGTGCCCGAGAGGGTGCCGGGCCTTTTTTGTTGAGGAGCACCACATGCCTATCCGCTGGATTGGAACACAGAAGCTCGGCAAGGGCGATGGCTCGAGCCCCGCAGACTGCACCCTCATCTCCGACCTCAACAACCAGATGAAGCTGGCCGGGCCCGGCGGCGATGTCCGCCTCCGCGCCGACATGGGAGAGTACGTCATCACCTCGACGATCCAAATCTCGAACGGCGGTGTCCAGGGCGCGGACGTCTGCGTCACCGGGTGCCTGCCCGACGGGAAGTGGAAGCACGTCACCATCCGGTCGGACCGCCAGGATCCATGGCCGACCGATGCGCCAACCGCCGCGGTCAAGGTGGGCACCACCCTGTTCCGGCTGGCCTCCGGGGCCAACTGCACCGTCTGGCGCTGCCTGAATCTCGAGCGCGCCAAGTACACGATGATGATCGGTGCCAGCATCACGCGGCTCGTCCTCGGCGCCGGGTCGCGCAAGGACACCAAGGTCGCCGCGCTTCTCCCGCTCCCGCCGCGGACGGACCCCGGCTACATGAAACGGGTGGAGGAGGTCTACGCGGCCGCGGCGCTCGGCAAGACGCCCGCGCTCGGCCCGGTGAACATGCGGAACGTCTACCGCGGAATCGAGATCCCCTCGAGCGTCGCGGTGAACGGGCTGGAGATCTTCGGCGGCACATGGCGCGGGACCGGCCGCGGCTTCCTCCGCTTCCGCGGCGCGTCGAAGGGGCTGTGGGTTCAGGACGTGGACGCCGACTGCGGGCGGATGCCGGCGGAGGACGGCTACTGGTCCACCGGGTTCGAGATCAACGACTCGGCCTCGGACGTCACCCTCCTCCGGGTGAAGTCGAACAACGCCTGGGATCCGAACAAGACCCGCGGCTACTCAAACGGCGACGGGTTCGCCGCCGAGCGGAACAACACCAACGTCGTGCTCATCCGCTGCGAGGCCAACAACAACAGCGACGGCGGCATCGACACCAAGGGCACCCGCGCCGCGCTCATCGGCTACAAGGCCTCCGGCAACCGGCGGAACCTGCGGTGCTGGGGGTGGGGCGACGCCCACTACGTCGATCTCCGCGATCCGACGATGGTGGGCCGCCGCGGCGGCAACGCCTGCCAGGTCTGGACGGACGCCAACACGGGCCTGTTCCGTGTCATGTCCGGATCGTGCTCGCAGACCAGCACGGACCCGATCGTCTTCATGGCCGAGGGGGATGATGCCCGCCTCGCCGTCTCAAAGGCGGTGACGATCACGCGGCCGGCCGGATCGAGGCTCACGGCGGGGCCTGTGTCGTTCTTCGACCCTGCCTCGCCGCCGATCACCTGACCGGTCCGTCGACACCTCCCCCCGTGGCCGGAATCCCGGCCGCGGGGGTTTTACAGGTTGCCATATGGTTCTGTGGGCGTTCGCGCCATGTACACGCTCCGCCTGTAAAACCCATATCGTTGATTTTTAACAGAAAAAGCACCAAGTGTACAAAATGGCCGACTTCGTCCTCGACCATATAAATCAATCACTTGCTTGGTGGTTTCTGTAAAAGTTTTACAGGTCTCGTTCCGTTCTCGTTCCCCGCGGCGGCTTTCGCCAGGCGAACGACAGCGGCCTGCCCGGTCTTCTTCTTGTCGTCGAACCGGCAGTAGCGAGCGATCATCGGGGCCGACATGCCCACGATGCTCTCGATCTCGAGCGTCGAGCACCCGGCCCGACGCAGGCGGATCACCGCCGTCGCCCGCAGCCCGTGAAGGGTCACGCCGGCGAGTTCCGGGATACTCTCCCTCGCCTTGTCGAAGTGGATGCTGAACAGCTTCCTGGTGTAGGGGCGCCCCTTGGCGCGGCCGTCGGGCTGCTTCACGAAGGGGCCCGGCGCCTTCTCCCACGTCGCCATCTCGGCGGCCAGTTCGGGGACGATCGGGCACCAGACCTCGACGCCGGTCTTCTGCTGCTTGAGGGAGAAGCCCCCCTCGTCGATCATCGGCCAGCCCATCCGCACCATGTCGGAGCCGCGCTGCCCGGTGTAGAGCATCAGCATGACGCCCTTGCGGATGTCTCCGGCGAGGCACCTGTGCGCGGCGGCAACCTGTTCATCCGTCCATGGCTTGTGGCCGCCGCCGGTTACCACCCGGTCTGATCCCGCGGTCAGCGGGACGGCGATCCAGTCCCGCGCCAGCGCCCACGTCGAGAAGGCGCGCATGGCGCTGAGGAAGTTGTTGGCGGCGCCCGGCGTCTCGGCGAGCGCGTCCATCATCCCCTTCACATGGACCGGCCGGATGCCGGCGACCGGCAGGTTGCCCCAGGCCTTGCGCGCCTTGCGGAGCGCGCGGCGGTACTGGTCCCGCGTGCCTTCGGAGATGTCGCGTGTGAACGCCGGGGACGCCTCATAGGCGTCGATCGCGGCGTTGACCGTCGAGGACTCGTGGGCGTGGTCACCCTGGAGCTCGCGGATCCTGACCCAGAACTCCGGGCCATGCGGGTCGTCCGGGAGGCGCACCGCCTTGAACGCGGCGCCCTCCTTCTTCCCGCGGTCGGGGTTCCAGTAGAAATACTCCTTCCCCTTCGCGACGACGCGATGGACGCCCTTCGGTAGGTCAACGAGTCCGTGGCGGCGTGTCCTTTTCCGTGGCATCCCGGACTCCCTGCATGTACGGGTCAGCGTGGCCAGCATCCGCGCCGGGCACCCTCGACGCAAGCGCCGCGTCGACCGTCTCCCATCGCCATCGGATGCAGCCCGGCGAGAGCCGGACCGGCTTCGGCAGCACACCGCGCCTGACCATGTCATCCACGGTGGACTCGCTGATCTCGAGCGCCTCGGCGAGGGTCTTCCTGCTCACGTAGGGAGGCGTGGAGAGGCGCTGGCGGCCGTCAGCCATCCTCGGCCTCCTTGGCCTTCCGGCGCTCGCGCTCCAGTCGCGCCTTCTCTAGCCTGGCCTCGGTGAGCCCCGTCTGCCGGCGGATCTCGGCCTCGGCGCGCTCGTAGTGGTCGGCTACCTTCTGGCGGACTTCTTCCTCGGATGCCCCCGTGACGATCATCGAGGACTTCTCCCCGGCGGTCCAGAAGCGCGCCAGGAACCCGTCCCCGTCGACCCGGCGGTAGATCTCGATCGTGTGCTGGATGGTCATGACGGCCTCCCCAGCGCGATCTCCCGGGCCTTCATGCGGAGGTCGTAGACGCACCTGCGGACGTCGACCCCGAAGTGCGAGGTGGGCTTGCGCTTCTCGATGATCCTGGTGAGCTGGTCGGCGGCCTCGGTGAGACCGAGCTCGTAGCCGAGCCGCACCTCGTCGGAGAAGATCGTCTTGTGCTCGGTCATCGCGCCGGCCTCCGCGCCCGATGTTCCTCCTGGTAGGCGAACAGGTCCGCCTTGCGCTTCTCGCGGTAGGCTTCGTCCAGCCGGTAGCGGACCGAGTCCTTGCTCTTGAGGCCGACGACCCTGGCGATCGCCGCGTAGGACAGGTCGGTGGTCATCGCGAGGTAGAAGATCTTCACCTCCGCCTCAATCGAGATCCTACGGTGCCGAATGCAGGACTCCGCGAAGGCGATCGCTCGGCGGCGCGCCTCTATCTGCTTCTCATCCAAGGCGTTCATCGGGCCTCCATGTCGATGATGTCCGCGGTCCCGCGGTAGACGCTCCAGGTGGATGGGTCAGCCTTCCAGCGCGGCGAGGATGGCGGCGCGCATTGAAAAGTCGTTGTCCTCGAAGGCGTAGATGGCCCGCGCTACCTGCTCGTCGGTGGTCGCTTGCTCGCGAACCTTCGCCCGTTCGTCGGCGCGGATGGCGGCCTCGTCGGCTTGCACAAGGGCAAGGATGGCGTCGGCTTTTGAGAAGGCGCTCTCTTGACCGGTCGGGAACGCCGCGTTGTTACCCTCAAAGCGGGCTGGTGCAATGATCCGCGCCACGCGCTCGCGGAGGTCATTCGGCATCGGTAGGCTCCTTGTCGGCGAGGGCGATGATTGCATCGATGATGGTCTCGGCCATGGCCTCGCCTTCGATCGTCCAGTCGCCTTCGGCGAGGGCCTGCGGCGAGGCACATGCACCGGCGGCTGCAACAGCGTCTTCAAACGCCTTGCGTCGGATGGCGGCGGGGTCGTCGGAGTTTGATCCGACTTTGATAGTACCCTTCACAGCCAGCACGGCCTCCAGCGCGGCGATGTGGGGCGCAAGCCACTCGTCCACGCACGAAAGGCAGTCCTCGTAGTAATAGCGTCCGTGCGAGCACTGGCCGGGGCGATGGTCGCGAGGGTTCGGATAGTCCCCGCTGACGACGGCTTGCATCGCCTCCAGCGCGGCGCGGGCGGCGGTTTCGAGGTCAGTCATTGGTCTCTCCCGTGGGGGCGGTCTTGTTGGCAAGCGCCCGTCTGAGGTCGACGAAAGCGACGGTGACGCGGTCCAAGTCCTTGACTTTGATGCATGCGAAGGAGTGGGGCGGTTCCAGTCGGGCGCCCTCTGTCACGACGGGGCGCATCGCCTCCAGCGCGGCGCGGGCGGCGGTTTCGAGGTCACTCATCGTCACTCCTCCACACCAGGCTATTCAGGATCAGGAAGCCGACCGCCGCGTGCGCTAGCCCTACTGCAAACGCAAAGAACATGACCGGCCAACCAAGGATCGGCGCTACAGCCAGTGTCACGAGACCGCTCCGGTTCCACCGAACCGCTCGTGCAAAGACTTCATCGTCGCTCACGTCGTCCCCTCCTTGTCGGCAAGCAGCGCGTCGATGCGTTTGGCAAGGTCGAATGCTTGCCGGGTCTCATTGGTGTCGAGATAGCCGTCGTAATGCGCGGAGTAGAATAACGGCGCCGCCTCACGCAGCAGCGCGCGGGCTTCGTCCCGATCGGTGATCAGACGAAGCGCCCACTCACACGGCGCCTGTCCTTCGCGGCACAGGTCGAGGTCGTTGTAGCGGCGGCGTGCCTCGTCCCGCTGGCCGACCACAAGTGCAAAGGTGCGGTCGCGCTCGGCGATGACATGGCGAATGTCGGCCCGCGCAGCGTCCCGCTCGGCCACCAGCGCCTTGATGGCGTCGGCGGCTCTCGGGTGAAACCGGACGCTGTTCGGGTCTCGCAGTTCGGCGATCAAGTCGTCGTGGTCGGTCATGGCGCGAGCCCTTTCAACGTCTCGACGATGGCGGCCATCGCCGCCATCTCTCGATTGGCCTGCGTCTGCGTCATCTTCCCCTCGGCCACCCGGCGCGGGTAAACGTTCCGCCGCATCCTTAACTCTCGCTCGGCGGCCTCGATCTGGACGTGCAGGGGGACGGCGCGGTCGTCGAACAGGTCGGTCATGGCGCCTTCCCCTCCACCAGCCTTCCATCCATCACGCGCCGCGCGAGCTCGGCCTGGATGTCGGCCAGGGGGATCTCCGAGAGCGGTGGCGTCCGCTCGATCCGCTTCATCGTCTTCCCGATGAGCTCCGCGATCATGATGGCGGCATCGCCTTCGGAAATCGGCTCGCCGTCGTCCGGGTTGTCGCCGACGTACTTGCGCTGGGCGCCCTTGAAGTCGGTCGGCAGGAGCGGGTGCATGACCTCGAACCGCGGGCGCTTGGGGTTGTGCGCCAGCCGCATCGGCTTGACGTAGCCCCAGACGGCCAGTTTGTAGAGCACGTCCAGCACGGCCATCCTGTCCGTCGTGTGAGCGCCTCGCCCGAAGATCTCCTCGGCGGCGGAGTCCGGGTCGACCATCATCCCCGGCCGCACGGTGGAGCGCAGGTACTCGTAGATGGCCTGCGCCTTGGTCACGCTCGCAACGTCTTCCATGGTCATTCTCCTCTCCCGTTCATTTCGCGCGCTCGACCTGTTGCCCGAGGCCGCGCGCAAGATCCCCGTAGAACCTGTCGGTCCGGCTCGAGCACGAGACCAGGAACGACAGGATGAAGGCGAAGGCCGCGATGGTGGCCGCTATCCGGATCATGTCTCCTCCCGTTGGAAGGCGGTGAAGAAGGCCGGGGTGGAGTCGCCCACGTAGGCGCCGAGCACGTTGAAGGACATCCATTCGTCTGCCTCGTCCGAGTCCATGCCGTCGCGCTCCATGAGGATGCGATGGCACTTCTCCGCGTCGTAGACGGCGAAGGTCTTGTTGAACTGGATGGCGACGCCGCAGAAGGCTTCGTCGAAGCCCTCCGCGAGGAGGGCGCTCTCGTCGGCGAACGTCCTGATGAAGGCCTCGATCTCATCGCGGAGCATCAGTTCCTCTCCGTGAAGTCGTGCGTGACGGTCGAGGTCTTGGCCGCCTTGCGCGGCGGCGACGGGTACGTCTTCTTGAGCGTTTCGTAGACGCCCGGCGGGCTCTCATCCATCTTGATCGCGGCGATGATGATGGCCGCCAGGAACAGCGCCACCGCGAGGATGGTGATGAAGGCGCCGATGGCGCCGGCCATGATCAGCGTGTCGAAGGGGACATCGGTCGTGGTCATTTCCGTCTCCTTTTTGGGAATGGCCGGGATGGCCATGCCTTCTTCGCGGGGCGCTCCTCGCCCGGTTCCTTCGCAAGCAGGCGGGACCGGAACTCGGCTTCCGCCTTCTCCATGCGTTTCGTTTTGGCGATCTCGTGGATGTCGGAGCCGCGGGTGGTGGCCTTGGTCCCCGCGGTCTTGACCAGATGACAGGTCCGGTGGACGGCCCGGATGTTGTCGAGGGTATCGGTGCCGCCGCGGGCCAGGGCCGTCTCATGGTCCCAGTCCAGGTTCTCCACCGCCCCCAGCCGCTCGCCGCACAGCGGGCAGCGCGACTGCCGCGCCATGATCTCCAGCTTGTCCCGGAGGGTGAGGCGGCGGCGGTCGATCACAGGCGGGACGCCTTCCAGTACCCGCGGACGTCGTCCTCCGAGAGCACCTTCCCGACGGTCTGCTTCGGTCCGACGCGCTCGCGCATCCTCCCGACCCAACCCTCCATCTTGGAGAGGTCGGCGCCAGTGCAGTCGCGGAGGGGCTTGCCGTTGGGCATCTCAAGGTCGAGGAGGATCCGCTCGACCTTCTCATCGACCAGAAGCTCAACATGCTTATCGGCGGCGGTAATCGCCGCTTTAATCTTGGCTTCGGACTTGGCGGCCTTCTCGGCGCGGTTGACCGGAGGCCTCGGTGGGCACCTCGGCTTGTCGAGGAGACTGTTGAGGTTGTTGGAAAACCAATACTCGATCACGGACTTGAGGTAGTCGACGCCATCCTCCGAGAGGAGTTCGTCGACCAATTCAAAGTACCACTGACCCCTTGTCCCCTGCGGATTCGCTTCGACGATACGCACAAGCAAATCGCGCGGGTTCGCCCCCTTGAAAGACTGCCGCTTGTTGCCCTGGATGCCTGCTTCAATCATGAGTTAGTCCTCCGTTGGTAGTGGGATGCCGAGGTGTTTGACGATGGCAAGGGCGAGAGCCGCGCTTTGCCGTGCCGCCCGATGTTTCTCGGTTCGTCTCTCGCGGTATTTTGGGTCGGAGTGGTAACGCTCCCGCGCCCTCGTGAGTATTTTCTCGTGGTTCCGAGAGCGGTAATCCCGTTCGTATTCCCGCCGCTTCTCTGGATTATTTTTTGCCCATTCCTTGCCGCGTCTGTGATGAGCCTCTTTATTGTTTTCCCTATAGAGGCGTTGTCGTTCGGCATATTTGTCACGATGCTTTATGTAATCGCGCCGCTTCCACTCTTTAACGATTTCTTTGTTCTCAGTGCGCCACGCTCTTACCTTCGCCCGTTGGCACTCCGCCGAGCATGTTTTGGCGGTCGGCGCACGGTGACTAAGGTCGGCGCCGCATATGCAGCAAAGCCGCGCCGGGCCCTTCGCTGCCCGCTCTGCTCGTGCCCTTGCGCCTTTCGCCAGGATTTCTTCGCGGTTGCGGGCGTAGTGATCTCTTTTGAGGCGCTGATTCCGCTCCGCCTGGCATATGAAAGAGGCGCACACCCTCGCGTTCGGATGCCTGCCGGTGAGGATGCCGCACACCTCGCACCGCCGCTCGCTCATGGCTTCCGCGTCCCGTAGTGAACCAGGATCTCCGCGACCTCCTTCGACAGCACCTTGGCGACGGCGGCGTGCGCCGCGGTCTCCTTCGGGTAGCCGAGCTGGTAGGCGAGGTCGTAGGCCCAGGAGTGCCGAAGCTCTCGCTCCCACTCCGTCCGGCGGAGTTCTCGCTGCGCCAGCGGGATCTCGGGGCCGCGCTTCGGGGCCAGAGCCTCGAGTTCGTCGAAGGTGATCGAGATAGCCTTGGCGCCGACCTGTTTCGCCTCGGCGATGCGTTGCTCGATCGTGCTCATCTGCCCACCTCCAGCACGCCGAACGCGATGAGCCAGCCGAGGATCGCGGCGGGGCCGAGGAGCATGAGATAGACGAAGCTGTTCCTGTGCTGTCCATCTGGAACCTTCGAACTGTCGGCTAGAAACACCACGAGGTTCATCAGCGCGAACACGGTCACGAATGGGTTGATCGCGAAGATCACCAACTGAATGAGCGAGATGGTCATGCCGCCTCCGTGTCGAAGTGCCCGCGGTCTCGCAGGGCGAAGTAGATGCGCTTGGCGAAGGTGAGGTCGTCCCATGCGTCATGGGTCGCGCGGTCTGGCGTCTCGCCGAGGACCGCCGCGATGGAGTCGTCCAGGGAGGGCCAGGCGTAGTCTTCCGCCCAGTCGTGCTTCGACGGCTTCTTCACCGCCTGCTGGCAGTGCGGGACCATGAGGTCGACGAACTCGAGCCCGCGACGGATCCACCGGTTGACGTAGGTGCCCTTCGGCTTGCCGTAGCGGATCTCGAGCCGGAGCATGAGGCTCTCGACCATCATCCTGTCGAACGATCCGTAGGACACGCAGCGCCGCGCGTCGCCGGCCAGTTCGGCGAGGAGGTTGAGGACGGCGCCCTCGGAAACCCCGTGCCTGTCCGCGTCCTGCGGCGTGAACCCGTGGACGGCCAGCGCGCCCTCCTGGACCTTCCGGCCGCCGGACTTGATCAGGACGTCGAGCCTGTTCCAGCTCTTGCCGGTGTCGTCGGTATGGTCGACCGCGATCTTGATCGCCCACGGCTGGGCGGGGTCATCCAGCGGAATGGTCTTCTGGATGAGGCCGCTCGTCTCCATGTCGATGAACATGAGCATCAGACGGCCTCCTCGCAGAAGCCGGGGACGAGCTCGCTGACGATCCGGAGCGCGCGGCCGTAGAAGGCCTCCTCGTAGACGAGGATGACCCCGACCTTCTTGTAGACGCCGTGCCGCCGGTAGTCGGATTGGCGGAGCCCGATCATCGGGACGCCGTTCCGGTCCTTCGTCTCGATGAACGAGTCCCACTCGCGTGCGTCGAGCCAGTGCGGCAGGGCGTAGATCCCTCTCTGGTTCTTGATCGAGAATGCCCAGTCCCGGTCGATGGTCATCCGCCGAACTCCTCATCCAGGATGTCGATGACGTGGAGGCCGCAGTCCTCTGCGTTGATCTCGCCGTTGACCCGCATGAGGTGCGCCGCGTTGATCTTCTTCGCGACCTCCTGGTCCTTCGGGTGCGCCGGCCAGCCGCCGCGCTTCTTCCACCACGCCGCGGCGCCGGTCTTGACCGTGTCCTCCGAGGTGAAGCGGGACAGGGCGCGCGAGTAGTCGAGAAGGTCGGCGCGGTTCAGGGCCGGCTCAGAGGGGGATGCAGTGGTCGCAGAACCACTCTGGGGGGCGTCCGTCGGGGATGCGTCCGAAGGAGAGGGGGACGACTCGGAAGACTGGGTGCCCGCCTGTTCTTCCGCAGGCTGGGCATCGAGAGGGCGATCCGGGCGATCCTGTAAGTCAGAATCGGCGTCGAGCACCTCGCCGGTCTCCGGGTCCACCTCATCCACGATCGCCGTCTGCGGTCTCGCCAGCGCGACGTGCGCGCGGACGTGGCCGTGGTCGAACCCCTCGCTGCCCGATGGGGCGGTTCCCAACCGGTCCCGGAGCGACGGTCGCGGCTGCGGCGCCTCCCTCATCTCCCGGTAGTCGGCGTCATCCTCGATCTGGATGGCGTCGGCGAGCTCCGGGCTCATCGGCAGGCGCTTCGCCAGCCGGCGGATGACGGTCTTCTTCGCCATCTCGGACTCGTCGCTGGCCCAGGGTGTCGACTTGATCTTGCCGTCCTTGAAGGCGCGCCATCCGTCCGACCGATCGCGGATGCGATGGACGTCGGCGATGCTCATCACCTCGAAGTCGGAGGTGCCGTCGGCGAAGTGAACGACGGCGTAGTAGGCGTAAATCGGTCCACGATTGGCGCCGAAGTTCGGGGAGTGCTCGAGCGTCTTGTCGACGCCGAGCCGGACTGCAAAGTGGTCTAGATCGCAAACCTCGTGGGCATAGATGTTCCGGACGTCGCCAGACTGCTTGGCGAGCTTGACCATCCCCCGGTAGCCGAGCCGTAGCTGCGGCACCGTCCCCTCGCGCGACCACCCGGTGATCAGGTAGGCCTCGCCAAGCTGCGGATCGAGGAGCAACCCCAGCGCCGCCGCCTTCGACACCTCGTAGAAGACGGCTTCCGGCTTGCAGTCGAGGAGCTTGGGATGCTGGTTCACGGCGATGACCAAGTTCCTCTCGAAACGCTCCGGCTTGACGTGCGCCGGCAGGGACGAGCGGAGCTGGTTGCGCCGCGCCGGCGGCAACACCTCTCCGACAAAAGTCGAGATCGCGTTGGACATCAGTGGCCGCTCCAATCGAGGAATCTGTTCCGGCAGGACGGGCAGAGCAGGACCACCGCTGGCGCCCCGTCCGGCCACAAGCCGCCGTACTCGCACCGCAGCAATGCCCACTCGTCGGGGAGGTTCGCGAAGTCGGCTGTGAGCCGCTCGGACGCCTTCATCTGGCCGCACTGGTCGCAGGTGAACTCGTCAACCGTCACGGCCCTGCGCGTGAAGATCGCCATCACCAGGCCCCTTCCTTCGGCAGCGCGCCGATCTCGTCTTCCCGCTCGAACTCCGTCTGGGCCCACCGCGGGATGTATGCGGTCTGCTCCGGCGGGTAGCCGGGCCACTCCCCGGTCTCGACGCATCTGGCGAACGTGTTGACCGCGCGCCGTAGCTGCCGGCGGCCCCAGTAGATCCAGTCCGGGTCCAGCGGGATCACCGATACGGGGTAGGGGGGTGATTTCTCGGCGACGACGAAGACGAAGTCCGTCACCTTCACGCCGAACAGCTTGTGCATCGCGATCGAGGTCATCGCCGCCTGGAGGTGGTAGCCGTGGTCGCGGATCGACCGCCCGAAGTCGGAGGGCTTCGCCGAGGCCATCACCTTGAGGTCGGCCACGACGCCATCGGCCGTCGGGATCACGTCCGGACGAGACTTGAGCCAGACGCCCGTGGGATCCTTCCAGACCAGCGTCTTCTCGACGTGCCCGGTCAGGAGGTGCCCGGCGATGGGGTGGCACGCAATCTGGCGAGCGATCCCCTCGATGACCTCGAGGTCGTCCGGGACCAGCACGGCCTTCCCGGCCGCCACCTGCTCATCTCGCCAGGCCTTCGCCGCGTCGGTCCGCCAGTCCTTGAACGCCGCCGGGCGCACCGCGTACCGCTCCACGAACCCTGCCGAGCCGGTCGCTTCCCGCAGGTAGAGGTAGTGCGCGGCGCCCCCGAGATTGAAATGCGCCTTCTGCTCCTGCTCGGCCCTGTCCGGGTTCAGGTAGGACTCGGCGTAGTAGTGCGCCGGGGATCTGTTCTCGATCGTCCAGAGCCCGCTCCGACTCACGGACGGGACGACGCACAGGTCGCCGTGATAGGCGTCCATCGGCACGCCGTCGTAGGCGCCATCGGCGGCGATCTTGCCGCCCGCGTATGGGATGAATTGCATCGTCGACCTCAGATGGATCTGTGGAAAAGGTCGTTCTCCCACCCGCGGAGAACGTCGATCATGGCCGCCCATGACGCGGCGAACGTCTCATCGTCGCGCGTCATCCGAAGGCGGTAGTGGGCGAGAAGACGCTCCTGCGCGTCGATGGCGCCACGCAGGAACACCATGCGCTCGGTGAGCGTCTCCATGGGGATGAGGGAGGCGAACAGCACCGCCAGGTGCTTGTTCAGCTTCGCGTTATCCACCGACGCGGGCAGCGCCCCGACGGGCGGCGCCGGCATCGAATAGGCAACGTCGTACCGATCCGAAAGATCGGCTAAAGCACTGATTATGTCTGGCATTCGTCCCCACGCCGCTATGGTCGCGGGCCATTTCGTCGCACGCGAATCGCGTCAGCGTCAAGAGTGTTTTAGCGTCAACGCGAAAAAAATGCGGGGAGCGTTGACGCGCGGTCGGGGTGGGGCGAGAATCAAAAAGCCCCCGAGACCGAAGTCTCGAGGGCTTTGTACCGGGAAACTGTTACCTGCCAGGCACATTTCCCGGTGCGGCTCGACCGCGAGGGCAATATGCCTTTTCCCCTCGCGAAACTCAAGAACGCTGTCACCGAACGCGCACGCGGTTGCATGTTCGGTCCCCCAGGGGGACAGCGGAGCGCGGGGGTCGAAAGTCCTACGGCGCGCCTGGGCGAACTGAGGACCAGTAGTCGAGAGGCTACTGCCCGGCTCTGCAACGGCTCGTCTCAAGGGTCATGCGAGTCCGGGGACCACCCACCTCCAAGGGCCTGACGTGCCCATGGGGGGAGGGGGGGTCTTCCCGGATGCACGGCTGAACTCAGGGTCATGAAGCGAAAACTGGAACCTGGAGAAAGACTCCAACGGTTCCGGGTAGGCTCTACCCCCTCTCCCCTGCCATGATAATCCGGTGTACGGAGACCAGGGAGTCTCTAGCGAACGAGATCTCTTTCGGTGGATTGAACTGCGAGACGACGAGCTCGTACTCGGTCAGCTTCACGAACCGCTTCACGTATGCCGCTGGCACGTCCGGTCCTTCGACGATGATCTGGATGACGACGTAATCGTTCTTCCGGATCGGCACGTGCGGATTGACGAAGACGACCTCGCCGGCCTCGTAGCGGGGCTCCATGGAATCCCCGACGATTGAGACCGCATAGGCGTCCTTGACCGTGTCCAGGGCGGCCGGCGCGATGACGTCGCCGATGTGCTGCCCGTTGAGGATGAATTGGCCGTCGAGCCCCCCGATTGCCTGGCCGTACAATGGGATTCTCCTGTGGAAATGGATCGCCCCCGACCCTTGGGGGATCATCGCATTAGCCGGCGCAGAAGGGAAAGTAGATTCCCTTAGGGAAGCATTAATATTTTTTTTATGCACGAACGGCGCCGCTTGGCCCCTGTACCCGAGCGCGCGGACATCGTCCTCGGAGATCGGCGGGTTACCCTTCCCGACCAACGCCTGTCCGAACAACTGGATGATCCTCTCGTCGACCCAGTCTTGCCGATGTCTGGATTCAGTCTCGTACCGCTGGATTGAAGATGGACCGGAGAAGCCGGTCAGGTCGGCCATAGCCTGACGAGACAGTCCGGCACGCTCGCGCAAGGCGCGAATACGTTCCGTTACGTGCATATTAAACACTCCTGTCGCGCGCGCATTTCGCGGCGCCCCTCATATTTATTTATATCGCACGATTCCTTTAAAATATCAATCGCATCCGGTTGACTGCTCGACGCAAAACGCGACATTCATGCGTGACGAGTTAACGCGATTCGCGTGCAGAGGAATCGGATGGACGAAACAGTCAGGAGCATCAAGGAGTTCGGCCTCGAGATGACGCAGGCGAAGCGCGTCATCGGCAAGTTCGGGGGGCCGTCGCGGATGGCGCGGTCCCTGGAGGAGGTTTCCGGCGCCCGCGTGTTTCCGAGCGTGGTGTCGTCGTGGGCGCTGCGCGGCGGGTTCATCCCTGCCCAGTACCATGAGCTCGTCTTCGAGGCCGCCGAGCGGTCGAAGGTCCGCCTGACCATCGAGGACTTCTCCGCGTTCCCGGCCGGCCACCCGATCTTCAAGCGGCGGGCCAAGCCATGACCCGGGGCCCCTACGACTACAAGTACCCGCTGCATGTCCCACGCAAGGGCGACGGCGCCGACGCGCTCGAGCAGACGCGGGACGAGAAGGCGACAGAGAAGTTCCTCGCGCTCCTCGAGCAACACCACCGCTACGGCGCTGGCGAGCTTCGGATGAAGGACGCCGGGTGATGTACGCCCGGCGCCACCTCGAGACGCGAGCGATCATCAGGGAAATCGACGACCTGCGGAAGCAGTACGAGGCGATCCCGGACGGGAGGGCTCCGGAGGCCAGGAAGATCAAGCAGCGCATCGCGCGGCTTGAGAGCCTGGTCCGCCGGCTGACGTGGATCCCGTCTCCACCCCCGATCGTGAGGAAGTGATGGCCCGCTCCGCGGTGAAGAAGGACGCGCACGTCTGGGACCGCGGCGAGCACGACTGGTACGTCGAGCCGACGGTCGCAACCGCGGCGCTGCTCACCGTCGAGCGGTTCCCCGGTCTCATCCTGGACCCGTGCTGCGGTGGCGGGAATATCGTCAAGACGTGTCTCCAGCACGGCTACAAGGCGATCGGCACCGACATCGTTCGCCGGACGGACGAGCCGTGGTTCCACGGGGAGAGGCCGTTCGAGGATCTTCCGGACCACGCGATCCCGAACATCATCTCCAACCCGCCCTTCTACGGGGCGAAGGGGACCGAGGCGTTCATCCGCCGCGGCGTGAAGGCGGCGACAGCCAAGCTCGCCGTCTTCGTCGACATCCGCTTCCTCGGCGGCAACGGCCGGACGACTGGCCTCTACGCCGAGATGCCCCCGAACCGGGTCTGGATCATCACCCCGCGGGTCTCCTGCCCGCCGGGAACCTACCTCGCCGCCGGCAACAAGGCCGGGAACGGCTCCTCCGACTGGGCCTGGATGGTGTGGGACCTCACCTCACCACCGCCCCGCGCCAGCGAACTCCGCTGGCTCGACCGATCAAAACTCTGACCAACCAAGGAGAGCGTCATGGCAGAGACCAAGCGCCGCGGCCGCCCGCCCGGCAGCAAGAACAAGGCGAAGGCGGAAGCGGCCACCGCCGCGCCGGGCCACAACTCGGAGGACCAGCGGAAGGTGCTGTTCTTCCACCACCTGAAACGGGCCCGCGACATCGCGACCGAGATGGCCGAACTCAAGAAGGAGTTCGACTTCGCGCTGAAAGAGGCCGAGGAGGACGGGATCCCGAAGGGCGATCTCCGGTGGGCGCTCAAAGCGGAGAAGCAGAACCAGGAGCGCGCGCTCGCCAAAGCCCGCCGCGAGATGGAAATGGCTCGCTGGCTCAACCTGCCGATCGGCACCCAGCTCGACATCTTCGCCGTCGACCGCACGCCGGTCGCGGACCGGGCCTTCGAGGATGGGAAGACCGCCGGTCTCCAGGGCAAGACGTGCATCTCCCCCTACGATCCGTCGACCGAGCAGTCCCAGAAATGGATCGAGGGCTGGCACGCGGGGCAGGCGGTCCACCGCGAGACCTTCCTCCAGCGCAACGGCGCCCAGCTCATCCCGCCGGAGCCGGCGCCCATGCCGGAGGACTCCTTCGACGATGCGGTGGCTGAGTCCGCGGCCAGCGATCCGCTCCCGCAGGAGATGGATGACGACATCCCGGCCTTCCTTCGTCGCGACGGCGACGGCCCGGCCGCCGCGGAGTGACCACCATGATCGTCGCCGGTCTCGACCTCGCCACGAAGTCAGGGCTTGCCGTGATCGACGGCGATCGCATCGTCACGACAACCTGGAAGGCGCCCAAGTCCGGGCGCCTCCTCGGCGACGCCAAGGACGGCTCCATCGACCCCATCCATTCCGGACAGATCGGCCGGGCGTTCGAGGACTTCCTCCGCGCCTGGCTGGTCGAGCACAAGGTCGAGCACGTCGCCGTCGAGATGCCGCTTCGCTCCAACGCGCAGCGCACGGTGACGACGGTCAAGGACCGCGGGTTCGCCGGGCAGTCGGTGGTGAAGGAGAAGCAGGCCCTCACCACCATGTCGACGATCTATCGCCTGTACGGCTTGAACTTTCTCGCGCTCGCTGTTTGCGCCCGGCTGAACATCCCCGCCGAACTGGTGAATCAGAGCGAGTGGCGGAAGGCCTTCCTCGGGTCCGGTTCCCCGAAGGACGCCAAGGACGCGGCCGTCGCCCAGTGCCGGCGGCTGAACATCGAGATCGCCAGCGTCGATGCGGCCGAGGCGGTCGGCATCGCGTGGTGGCTCCGCGGCCACCTCGTGCCGGCGAAATTCACCAAGGCGAACGACCTGTTCTCGCTCCCCCCGACAACCACCGAATCCATCGCGAGCGCAACATGAGCAAGATCGCCTGGGACCGCATGAGCAAGGCCGACCGCGAGGAGCGGTGCCGGGTCCATCGCGAGGAGGGGTACACGTACAGCCAGATCGCGGAGATGTACGGGACCAACAAGAACGTCATCGCCGGCCAGATAGCCAGAATGGCGCGCAAGCCAGACGCCCCAGTGAAGCCGAAATCGGTGGCGCCGCCGCCGCGTGTCGAACCGTCTCCGCCTCCGCCGCCACAGCCCGTTGCCCGTGTCGCCATCACGCCGCCGCGGCCGGCGAGATCCTTCGCGCGGACGGTCCTGGTGAATGCGTCGGCGACGCAGTGCCGCTTCCCGCTGTGGGATCTGAAAGACCCGGTCCCGCCCTGGGATCTCCAGTACGTGTGCAGCGCGCCGACCGACGGCGAGCGCGTCTACTGCGTCGAGCACGCGGCGAAGTGCCTCGTCTCCGCGGCGCGCCGGTCTCCTCCAGACGTGTCGCGTAGGCCAACCTCGGGGAAGCGGAGCGTCAGCGACGCGATCTTCGGAGGTTTCTGATGCCGACGATGTCGACGCTGGAGCGCGAGAACGCGCGCCTCCGCATGGAGGTGAGCCGGTTGAAGCTGATGGTCTACGACCTCAAGCAGCTCATCATGTCGGACTACACCTTCCCGACCGATTGGGGGCTCACCCCGCTCGAGGCGCGCTGCATCAACGTCCTCATGACCAAGGCGCTCGCGACGACGGAGGCGATCATCAACGGCTGCTACCACGACAGGGTTGCCGGCGCGCCGCTCACCGCGGACAACGCCGTCCGGGTCATGATGAACAGGCTCCGGAACAAGGTAGGACCGCGCGGCGTCGAGATTCAGACGGTCAGGGGGCATGGCTACAGGCTCACGGATTCGTCCAAGGAACTCATCCGTCAGGCGTGCGGGTGACGCATGGTCTCCCGGCACCACGAGATCGAGATCCTCCTCCGAGGGTTGGTGAAGCGATGCCGCAATCGCGACGGCAGCGTCTCGCCGGACACCTACGCCTGGATCAGCGCCGAGGAAGTGCAGGCGCTCATCGAGGCGATGCAGATGGTCACGGAGCACGAGTCCATGTCCATCGACCAGAAGGCGCGCCGCGCCGCCTACAACGACAAGAACCGGTACGGGGGCGCGCCGAAAAAATGAGGGACGATGGCCAAGAGATCGGGGACGCCATCGCGGCCAGGATCGAGGACGTGCTGTCCGACCTGGCGCCGGGCTGGGCGCGGCGCGGGCAGAAGGCATACCTCACACCGAAGGGCCCGAAGGATCTCGGCAGCTTCACCGTGAACGTCGCCGGCCCGCACCGCGGGACGTGGTTCCGGTTCTCGCAGCGCATCGGCGGCGGCCCGCTCAAGCTCGTCGCCTACCTCCTGAACGGCAACGTCGAGCCGACCAAGGACGACTACCGGGCCGCGTTCGACTGGGCGAAGCGTTTCCTGGGCATTGGGCAGTCCGTGGAGGCCGAGGCAGATCGGGCGGCCCGCAAGGAGCGGGAGGAGGCGCAACGCCGTCAGCGACAACAGGATCGCCAGCGCGAGGCCGCCAAGGAGCGCGAGGTCAAGAAGCGCCGCGCAGCCACGGCGGCCGGTATCTGGGCCGAGTGCGTTCCGATCGCCGGGACGCGGGCGGAGGCCTATCTGGTGGCGCGCGGGATTCCGCCCGTTTCGGACTGGCCATGGGGCCCGGACGGCACGCTCGGCTTCCACCCGGAGCTCGACCACCAGGACGGAGCGGCGTGGCCGGCGCTGGTGGCCCGCGTCGACAACCCCTTCGGCGAGATGGTCGCCATCTGGCGGATCTATCTCGACCGCGAGCGCGCGAAGAAGGCGCCGGTCGACAACGCGAAGATGGGTCTGGGCCCGGCCATGGGCGGCGCGGTCCGCATCGGAGGCATCGCTTCCTACATCGGCATCGCCGAGGGACTGGAGACCGCGCTGTCGGCGTGGGCGATGGAGGGATTTCGCCTGCCGGTCTGGGCCGCCCTGTCGACGTCGTTCATGGCGGGATTCGAGCCGCCGATGGAGGTCGACCGGATCGCGATCTACCCTGACGGCGACTTCGCCAAGATGGCCCCCGATGGCCGCATCGCCGCGCCGCCGGGCATCGCCGCCGCCCGCGGGCTCGCGGCGCGGATGAAGACCGCGGGGATTCCGACCGTCATCAACCGGCCGGCACTGCACGGCGACGCGAACGACATGATGGGGTGGTGATGGCGAAGATCGAACCAGCCCAGAACCTCCCCGCCGAGCGGATGATCCTCGGCGCCCTGCTTCGGGCGGACGCAGCCTACTGGAAGGTGGCCGACCTCCTCCGGCCCGAGCACTTCGCCCTGCCGATTCACGGGCGGGTCTACGCCGCCATCGCCGCGCTGGCGACGGATGGGAAGCGCATCGGGCTCCAGGCGCTCGTGGCCCGGATCGGCGAGGAGTACGACGACGGCCAGTCGACCAGCTTCTTCCTCTCCGCGCTCCGGCGCGACGCGGAGGATTCGGACGACGGCGGCGTCTGGCAGGACATGGTCGACCCCGTGGTCGACGCCTACCGGAAGCGACGGGCGAACGACTTGCTCGCATGGGCGAGGAGCGAGCTGGCCAAGCCGGATTCGCACGGCGACGACATCCTGGCCGACATGAAGGCGCGCCTCGATGAGATCGAGGAAGGGTCCAACGCGCTGCCGATCAAGTGGATCGGCGAGATCGCCAAGCGGGCGGTGGCCAATTCCAAGACCGCGCGCGACACGAACACGTTGCAGGGTTGGGATACCGGGCTCGCCCACCTCGACGAGATCCTCGGGCGGATTCACCCGGGCGACCTCGGGTTCGTGCTCGCCGCGCCGGGCGACGGGAAGACCGTGCTCGGGTGCCAGTTCGCGCGCCGCGTGGCCATCCTCGGCGGCACGTCGATCATCTTCCAGCTCGAGATGCGAGATGAGGATTTGGCCCGGCGGGAATTGGCCGGAGAGAGCGGGTTGAGCGTCGCCGAGATTGAGGAGGGGGCCTACGACTTCGTGGCCTACGACGCGCTCATGGACGCGCAGGACAGGTTGACGAGGCGGCGCATCGCCATCGACGACCGGCCGAAGCTCCGCATCGAGCAGATCTATGACCGGTGCAAGCTCCTCAAGCGCACCCAGGGACTCAGCCTCGCCGTGGTGGATCACCTCCGGCTGGTGCGGACATCCGCGCGAGTTCGCGACAAGTTCGAGCGGGCCGAATACGTGACCGGCGAAATGAAGGCGATGGCCAAGGATCTCGGGATCGCCGTCGTCTGCCTCTCGCAGGTGACGCGCTCGTCCCAGCGGCGCGACGACCCGACGCCCCAGCGGTCCGACGGCGACGGCGGCTCGTCCATCGAGCAGGACGCGGACTGGGCCATCGCCATGCTGCGAAGGGATCGCTGGCTCAAGCCGCAGCGCCCGCACGACGAGGAGTCGAGCGCCTATGCGGAATGGCTGGCCAAGATGAACAAGGCGCGCGGGCGGATCGAGTTAACGATCCTGAAACGCAGGCGCGGCGAGGACGGCGAGAAGCGCGAGTTCATGTTCGACGGCAAGGCCGGGCTCATCCGGGAGATCGAGAAATGACGACGCGGATCGCGGCGACCTTCTGCGTCAAGGTGTGGTGGATGCACGGCTGGCCCATCGGCCGCATCGCTTCCTGGAGCGGGTGGACGGCGGGACAGGTCCGGGGCGTGGTCCACCGGGCGTTCGATTCCCCGCGCGATGGAATGACCATCGAGGAACGCCAAGCCATCCTCGACCACCTGAAAACACATCGACTGGACGATGGAGCGTTGAAGGACGACTGGTTCATCGCCCAGCCGCTCGCCCAGGCTCAGTCGGTAGACCGCGATCGGATGTTTCCTCGCGTCGAGAAACCGGCAGCCCCGGCGCCGCTGTCCAAGAAGCAGGCAGCGAAGGCGGCCGAAGCCAGCGCGCGCCGCGACGCCAAGGCGAAAATCGAGCGCGAGCGCGGGTTGGCGACGGCGCGGGGCGTCGACGGTGCGGCGTTCGAGTGGCTGAATGCTCGCCGCGTCCTTGTCGACCCCGAGTCCAGGTCGGTGCGCGGCGCGGATTCGGACGGGTCCGGGACGAGGCGGCTCGCCGCCGGCCTCAAGCTCCGGTCATACTTCGATGGGTGCCGAGTTGGCGAGTTGTCGAGCGTTGACTTCGAGCGGTCCGGAGGCGGCGGCGACGGATCCGGCCAGAGCGTGACCGCCTACCGGCTGGAGTGCATCCACGCCATCGGGGCAATCCGTCGCGCGGTTGAGAGCGTGGAGACCGGCGCCTTCCGTGTTGTCGAGGCGGTCGTGGACCGTGACGAGTTCGTCTTCCACAACGTCGGCGGCAAGGACCGGGCCGCCTGCTACGAGACGATCCGCATGGGGCTCGACGTGGTCGGGGTCTATATCGGGATGATGGATGTGCGGGCCTTCGCGCTCCGCTGGAACGCCCATCCGCACTTCGGCCCCACGGTGGACCGCAGGACCGCAAGGACGGTCGCGGACGTGGCCCGCGACCTCCTCAAGTCGGCGAAGGTCTAGTAGTCGATGTACTCGCGGGAGGCGTCTCCGTCGGGGCGCCGCCGGCCGGTGCCCGGGTGACGGTGCCAGCCGACCGGCTCCGCCGTCCCATCCCAAGCATCGAACGCATCGTCCACGCCTTCGTTGGTGAAGCACCAGCGGTCGATGTATCCGACCTCGATCCCACCAACCGTCCCCTCGATGATCGCCGAGTGGTACATGAGGGGCATGATCGCCCCCCAGTTCCCGGTGGCCAGGATCTTGGCGCGGCGGTAGCCGATCCCGGTGAGGTAGGCGACGGGGTCCATCAGCGCCCCCGCTCCGTCCGCATTGCGTTCCGGAAGTCGCGCATCATGTGCGGCGGGAGCCTGTCCCCGATATTCGTTTGCTGGATGCGCCGCCGCGCGGTCTCGACCGTCAGGTCGAACGCGCCGGGGAGGAGCAGTTCGCGCTCGCTCATGGTGCCGACCCATGTGGCGAAACGCTTGCCCATCTCCTTCCCGTGGTAGTCCCCGACCTCCTTGGCGGCGTCCAAGGCCCGCTCATGCAGGAGCCACGGCGGCAGGTGGCCGCCGCGCCTGATGCACTCCTCGCTGTTCGCCCGGCGGAGGCGGACATACGCCTCCCGCAGGGACAATTCGTCCAGCGTTTGCTCGACGGTCAGCCCGGCCCGCCGGCCATCCGCGATGAAGCTATGGAACTGCCCAGCCTCCGTCCGGTTGTACAGCCAGAGCAGGAATTTCATCAGCAGCAGGACGGCGGAGAAAGTGATGATCATGGTCATTCGGCGGCCACCTTCCGGTCCGCGACCTTTTCAAGCGCGTGACGGATAATTGCCACATCGGATTCATCGCGCCTGCTATCGGCTTCATACTCGCATGAGAACTGGATCTCGGCGGCCGTCTCCTCATCAAGACCATGCCTGAGAGCGTAGAGCCTCCCGGCGATCCCAACTCGGCAGGCGCGACGGTCCGACTGAGCCTTGTCGAACGGCTGGCTGTTGCCGACCCACCAAGCCCGGCGGCTCTCGTCCCACGTGTTGTAGTGCCATCCATGGAGGCGGTGGCCCATGAGGTGCGTAATATGGTGCTCCGCCTCGCGAAGCGCCTCGGTGATGCTGTAGCGATTGCCCATCATTCGTCCTCCCCTCCGACGTTGGTGTGCTTCTCCGCGATCGCGATAGCCCATTCCTTGAGCGGCGGCTCCGCCCGGAACATCTCCATCCCCCACCACGCGGTGAAGGGCGGGTTGCGGAGTCCGCGGATCATCTCGAGCACGCGATCCTCCCGCGTCCCGAAGATCAGTCCCGTCTCCGTCGGAGTCATGTTCGCCTCGCGCATGGCGACGGCAAATTCATCGCCCGTCATGAACTCGCGACCCGTCGCCGTGTTGCGAGTGCGCGATGCGTTGAGCGCGTCGAACAGGACTCGCCGGGCGGCTCCCTCGGCGCTACTCGGCGTGTTGAAAGGCTGCGGCCGGTCCCCGTCCATGACCAGCGCCGGGATCATCCCCGGCGCGGCCCATTGCGCGTACCAGCATCGCCTGCCGTGGTCCTTGATCGCCTTCGCGACATAGGACCGCGCGATCCCCAATTCGGCCATCTGTTTCTCCTTTCTCGCCCAAGCGGGCGGTTAGTCCGTCATAGTCGGCGCCATGGTAGAGCGCCAGCGGACGATCAGGGCAGGTAGGTGAAGTGGTTGACGACCAGCGCGTCCTTGCCGATCTCCGCCGCGAAAGCCTCCGCCTCGATCCGATTGGTGTAGGACGAGACGTAGGGTCCGCGCTCGTCGGTGTAGAGAACCGACCACAGTTCGACCTCGCCACGCTTCGCCCCGTCGAATCCCGTGACCGTGGAGATGCCCGGCGACGTGTCGGCTACCTCCGGGCCTCCCGGACCGTCCTCGGCTGCCAGCGACCCAGGATTCGAGCAGGAGCAGTCATCGAGACGCAGGGCCTCGATCATCTCCGACAGGGCGCCGGCCAGAACTTCGGCCAGAGCGGGACTCGGGAGCGGTCGGCCGGCGTCGGCTTCGGCGCGGAGCCGGGCGCGAGCGGACATGATGTTGAACGAGTCCATGATCAGCCCTCCCTCACAACGATGATCTTGAAGATGGCGCCGGGAACCATGAGCAGGACGTTGGACGGATTGCCCGGTTCGAGTGCCGGCCCCATCACGTCGTAGACGGCGCCCGTGTTGAAATCCTCGATCTCGTCGAGCAGGTCGAGCGCATCGCGGACTGCGGCAGCGATGACTTCGGTGGTTGGAACGATGACGGTCATGTGTGAAACTCCTTTCACGGTTGAGCCCAGGGTGGGCGGTTCAGGCGACAAGTTCTGTCCCGTCGTCCAGATGGATCCCGACGATCTGGAAACTGTCGACCAACTCCTCGTCGGACAGGTTGGCGACCAACTCCCGGACGTGTTCGCCGATCATGGCGCGGGTGATCGGCCCGGCGTAGACGCCCATCGTCACGAGAAAGGATCCCGTCGCGAGGATCCGGACGTTCAGGTCGTCCAGATTTGGCGTCACGAACCGCTCGGCATCGCCCCGCATGGCGAACTTGGCGACGATGCTCATGTCCGGATCCACGATGCAGTGCGGGCAGACGGTGTCACGCTCGGGGCGGTGAACGATCTGGTACGTGGTCATGTGCGAAACTCCTTCTCGGGATAGCCCAGGTGGGCGGGTTAGCGTTCACAGTGCGCGATCAGGAAGCGAGCCCGTTTCAAATTTCGCGCCCGGCGCCGGTCGTCCTTCGCCGTGTCAGAGGCGCCGTTCTCCTTGGCGTGTTGGGCGTCGGCCTCCGCCCATTCGATCAGCACGTTCACCTCCGCAAGTACGGAAGCGATCTTCGCGTTGGTGGTCTCGTAGGTGCGGGTGCCCATGGTCAGCCCTCCGCCTTGGCGATGGCGGCCTTGGCGTTGTCCCACGCGATCCGCGCCGGAGAGCCGGGGGAGCCATGCGGGGCGAACTGCAACAGCCCCTTCACCGCGGCGACCAAGTCGGCGACCTGTTGCAGCTTCTCCGGGTCATCACTGAACTTCGCGGGAACCGGGATCTCGTCGCCGCCTTCGTAAAGGACGCCAACCCACGACTCGCCCGGGACGCCGTCATCATAGTTCCCATCGTCTTCGTCGATAGCGATCCGGCACGCTTCCTCCGGGCTCGCGGCGCGAACTTCCATCAGGTTGTCCATGAGGAAGTTGCAGTAGAGGCGGACGCGGTAGTCCTTCATCTTCGCCATGTCAGAAACTCCTTCTCGGGATAGCCCAGGTGGGCGGGTTGGTGTCACCACTCGATGCCGACGTAGACGACATGGGCGGGGTTGAAGAAAAGCTCGCTCGGATCCTGTGCCGGGGCGCATAGCCGGTATCCCCCGGTGGCTTCCTTATCCGACCGGACGTGGACCCCGACGAACCGGAAAGCTGTCGTCTGGATAGTGAGTGTGTATCCAGCGCCGCCATGGTCCGGATGGTCGGCGTACTTGATGGCCTCAAGGATCGGGTCGCGCATGGTCAGCCCTCCGCCTTGGCGCGCACGTCGCGGCCGACCTCGGCGAGGAAGTCCCGGCCGTCCTCGATGATCGAGCCGTTGACGTTCCCGGGCTTCAACAGGTCGACCAGAATGTCCAGCGAACGGCTCAGGAGCTTGTCCCGGTCGGCCAAACGATCCTCAAGCGCGAACGGCGATTCGCTGAACTCTAACGGGGGCCCGTGCTCCTCAAGCTCGTCATCAATCTGGTAATTCTCAACCCACGGCGCGCCAAGGTCGCCTCCCTCATACTCGCCGTCGTCCTCAGCAATCGCCTTGCGGCACGCTTCCTCCGGGGTGTCGGCCTCGACGTGCATCCGGTTCCATTCGAGCCGGTAGGCCATCAGCAGAACGTGGTACGTGGTCATGTGGGAAACTCCTCTCCTGTTGAGCCCATGCGGGCGGGTTGGTGTTCAGAAGCCCTTGGCGCGAGCCTTCGCGAGCAGGGCGGTCCCCGTGTCCGTCAGGCGGACCATGCCGGCCGCGTCGTGGTCGACTAGCCCATGCCGGAAGGCCGCCAAGGCCGCCGCGCCGCCGGGCAGCTTGCCGTTGGCGACCTTCATCAGCACGACGAGTCGCGCGCGCGTGACCCCCAACGACTTGGCGATGGATTCCTCCCGGCGCCGGGCGGCGACGGCGCGAGGGTTGATGGACTTGGCGCGGGCCATGGCTCAGCCCTCCCTCGCCGCTTTGGCCTTGAGCGCGGCGAGCATGGCCGCTTCGTCCTTGCCGTCCTCGGAATAGATCATCCGGACGACGGCCGGCACGAACTCCCAATCGTAGGGGATGAGCGACTGTTGCTCGCCGCTCGTCAGCCCGTCCCACAGGCGCAGGATCAGCGGCGCGTGGGCGATGGCTTCGTGGCGCAGCGCGACGGTGCCCTCCCGTCGCCACGACGCATCCAGCACGGGCAGCGCGTCGCGCATTTCCAGCATGGCCTCCCACGCACACAGCGCGGCCTCCATGCGAAGGGATTCGGTGTGTTCCATTGTGGGAACTCCTTCCGTGGTTGAGCCTCCGGGGAGGCGGTCAGTGGATCCGGTCGGCGAAGCCAAGCGCGATGAAGCGTTCCGCCATGGGCGGGTTGGCCTTGGCGTCGATCATCGGGCGCGGGATGGAGGATCCCGGGGAGTGGTAGCAGTCCAGCATCTCCCGGAGCGCGCGGGCGTAGTCCTCATCGTCGGAACACGTTTCCAGCGTCTCGTCGCCTTCGCAGTAGGTGAAGATCTCGCGAGTGGTCGGATTGGTCCAAATGCCGAAATAGCTGGCATCCTGATACGTATCGACCTGCGCCCAGCCGGCGGCGTAGGTGCGGCGGGCGTCGTGGCCGTAACGGTCCGCGAACAGGCGAAAGCCTCGGGTGATTGTCGACATGCTGGAAACTCCTTCCGTGGTTGAGCCCAAGCCGGGCGGGTTAGACGGCCAATGCAGCGGCGTTCAGAACGTCCGCGACGTAATAGTAGCTGGGAGCCGGCGGCATCTGCCCCGGCCGCACGAATGCGGGCGGCTGTTCGTCGCGGCGATTGTCCGTCTTGGTCCAAAGCAACTGTTCGACCAATTCGTTCTGTCGCCGGGCGATACGGTCCCACCGCGCCTTGTCGAAAGAGCCAGTGGCGTTCCACGTCTCGCGGTCATTGGGAGCCAGCCAGCACGCGGCTTCCTCGTGGCTGTCGAAACGGTAGATCGAGCGATTCCCACGCATGACGTAGGCGAAGCCGTCCACGCAAAAACGGATCTCGTACTTTGACCTGTCGGTGCGCTGCACCCACGGGCCGCACCACCGATCTTCGGCCATGACGGACAGGGGGATATCAAGCTGATTGGCGTACTGCGGCCACGCCCGGCGCGCGAGCGCCAGACCATCTAGAAACTCCGGGCCGCTTCCGTCCGTGGACACGTCATGCGTTTCCAGGATGGTCGCGAGGTAGCACAGGGCCGCGACGACAACGGCGTCGTATGGCTTGCGAGCGGTCTTGCAGAAGTCCCATCCGCGCCGCTTTTCCCAAGCCGCCTTGGGTGGGCGCTTGCGGTTGACCGTGAACGTCTCGTGCGAGTCGTCGCCAACGCCGTTGAACAGGATCCGGTCGCCGTCGATCTCGGGCTTGGTGCCTCGGTCGCCCATGCCATCGGCGAGATAGATGCCCTCGGCATGGATTGCGTGCTTGAACAGGGCCGCGAAGTCGGCGGAGACCGTCGTCCATTCGTCCTTGGTGAAGTCGCGGCGCTGGGTCCAGTAATGTGTGTAGCCCATGGTTAACTCCTTCCGTGTTTGAGCCCGGAACGGGCGGGAGAGCGGGCGGCCGATTCAGCCGCCCGCATTGTCGTCAGGCCCGCATGGGCATCACGACCATGAGCAGGTCGGGATCCCCGCTGGACGTGAACAGGATCGGCGACCAGTGATCGAGCGTCGCAATCGTCACCGTCTCGCTGTCGAAGTTCTCCAGCGCCGCCGTGAGATACCCGGCATTCATGCCGAACTCCGGCCCCGGTTCGCCGGAGACGTTGTGCGCCGCCTGAAAGTCGAGAACGGACGATCCGAGATCCGGGTTGACCACGGTCAGCCGCACATGGTCGGATTCGGGCGTCACCTTCACGGCGCGACCACGCTCCGAACTGATCGACGCGACCTGCCTGACCGCGTCGGCGAACTCCGAACGCATCACCCGCATGACGTGGGAATTGTTCTGCGGGATCACTCGCGGGTAGTCCGGGAATGTCCCGTCCACGAGTTTCGACGTCATGACCACGTCGCCGCACGTCAGCCGGCACCGCGTCTCCGATACTTCCAGCGTGGACGTCGCCGCGGCACCCTTCGCGCCCATGATCTTGATGAACTGGCCGACCGTCTTTGCCGGGATGATGATTCCTGGCATCCCCTTGGCCGGCAGACCGGCGGGCGTGGTGAACCGGGCGAGACGGTGCCCGTCTGTCGCAACGGCCGTCAGCGTGTCACCATCGGGCCGGGAGACGGTGTGCAGATACACGCCGTTGAGGTAGTAACGAGTTTCCTCGTTGGAAATGCAGCCGGCGACCTTCCGGAACAGCTTCGCGAACGCGGGGGAAGTGTCGCGGATTCGGTGCGTGAACTCGCCATGCGTGACTTGCGGGAAGTCGCCAACCGGGAGACCGGAAAGACTGGTGCGGAACCCGTCAATGTCGACGACCACGCGATGCTCGCCGTTCTCACCGTCCGGCTTCACGTCGAGCAAGATCGACCGTGCGCCCTTGGCCTTCTTCAACAGGTCCGCAAACTGGTGCGCCGGAACCGTCGCATCAAAGCCAAGATCGACGGATGCATCCACGCGAACCGTTGTCCAGATATCGAGATCGGTCCCGGTGATGGATACGAGACCGGGATGCTCACTGACGATACGGACATTCGCCAGAATTGGAATCGTGGTGCGCTTTTCCACGGCCCTCTTGACCATGTCGAGAGCGCGGGAAAGCCGGTCGCGGTCAATGATGGCCGAAGCGGCGACGGCGGGCGAGTGCGAACGTGCGATGGATTCGACTGCTGACATTCTGGAAACTCCCTTTCGGTTTGAGCCCATGACGGGCGGGTCGGTTGACGTGATTTGTGTAACGCGAAAAGTGTTAGCGTGTCAAGCGCGAGTTGGCGTTGAGCGCGAGTTGGCGTTGGTGGTCATTTCCATTCGAGCGCGTAAAGCGTCTTGCCATACGTCGATTTGTGCTCGGAGCGGGTCACGACTCCCAAGTTCGGCGCCTTGCCGGGAAAGTTGGCCCAAACTGCCATGCCCTTGCTCGGTAGTGGCTCCTCGATTCCCCATAGCGCGAACGCGCGAAGCATTTGATCGGCGGTGTAGTAGTTCGTCGCCATTTGAAAACTCCTTTTCAGGTTGAGCGCGAGTTGGCGTTGCGCGAGTTGACGTTGAGCGCGATCAAGCGTTGACGGTGACGCGACCAGTCCGCCCGGCGAGCAAGCGCGCGAGACGGACGGCGGCCCGGCGCGAGCGGCAGGTGTCGAGTCGAACGGTGGCGGCGCCATCGGACGTCACGGCGGAAACCGTCCATACGGTGATGATGCGCCCGGCGGCGCGGTCGACCTGATAGATCATCGTCGGGACTCCTTTTCTGGTTGAGGGTTAATAGTCGGCGACTTCCACGCCGCAATCGGCCGGATCGAGCGACTGCGAGATCAGGATTTCAAAAAGAGCGCGATTGACCGTTGTGACGATTTCGCGGGCGTCGCTTTCCAACATGCCATTGCCGGCGGCGGCGCGGATCCCTTGTTCGATTACTTCGGCGTCAGTCAGGTCGGTCACGAAACGGACCGACAGGAAAAGGTCGCGGATTTCCATGTGAGAAGTTTCTTTTCTGGTTGGCGGCGATCAGCGGGCGGGCATGGGCGCGACCATGCGGGCGGCAACCGGACCGCACCATTCGGCACCCTCGACCCAGCGCACAGCGTCGGCGAGGGTCGCGAACCCGGGCGGGTCGCCCGCGCAGGCGTCGCGGTCGATCCGGTCGGCGACCCAGCGGAACGGGCGACGGCGGGTCGGTCGGGTCGGGAATACCAGTCCGACCAGATTGCCGCCGTCGACCAGTCGGAAGCCAACGGGCGCCCGCTGCCAATGGGCAGGGCGGTCGAGTGTCGGGCGTGGTCGAGTGTCGGGCGTCATGCGGGATTCTCCTGTGTCGCCCATGCGGGCGGGTTGGTACGGTCGCCCAGCCGGGCAGGCAGCCCGGCGGGCGTTGGCAGGCAGGCGGCAGCCGGGCGCAAAGCGCGACCGATCCGCCTGGGCGATTTCCGACAGCCCGGGTTAAAGGGCGGCGGCGACCGCAGCGACAGCGGCGGCGGCGATGGCAGCCCGGTCGGGCGGGCGTCGGAACCGCAGCGGAACCGGCTGGGCGGCGAGGGCGGCGGCGTCAAGATGGCGGGTTATCAGTCTGGCAATGTCGGCCATGTCTGTTTCTCCTGTGCTGTGTCGCCCATGACGGGCGGGCGCGACCGTCGCGCGGCGACCGGGCAGGCTGGGCAGCCCGGCGGCGACGCGGCGGCGGGTCGGCAGGCAGGGCGCCCGCCGACCCGACCGGATCAATCTGTGATATGGACAACCTCGCCGAATCCAAGGCTGGTCGACAGGCGGTCGATATCCGATCCGCGCCCCCATGCCGCCCATAGGGTCGGCACGCCCGGATCGGTCGGGCGGTCGAAACATTCAAGATCGGTGAAGTAGACGACGGCGGCGGCGTCGGCGGCGTTTTCCTCGACCCAATCGAACACAGGGCGGAACTTTGTACCGCCGCCGCCGACCGGCTTAACCTCGACCGGGTCGCCGCGTCCAAATTCGGCAACCGACCGGATCGCTGTGTCGCAGCACAGGATCGTGACACGGTCGACCATGCCCGACTCGACCAGCCCGGACAGTTCCGCCTGAAACGCCGCGAGCGGAGAATCTGCGATTGATCCGCTTGTGTCGATTGCGACCACAACATGCGACAGGGCGTCGGACCGCAGCCCGGGCAGATATAGACCGGCGGCGATATGGCGGCGGTTCGGGCGCAGCCATGAATAGTCGCGGCGGGCGGCGTCATCTATGAACCGCAACAGGGCGGCGCGCCAATCGACGGCGGGCGCCCGGTTCAAGTCATCACCCAGCCGGGCGATAAAACCCGGAACCGACCCAGCCCGCTTGCACGCGACCGCGACCGCCTGTCGGGTCGCAATTTCCCAATCCGTCGCAAGTTCCGATTCGCCCGCCGGGTCGATTTCCTCGACCGGGTCGAGAATGCCGCCGCAACCGCCCGGGTCGGCGGCGTCGGCGAACGGGTCGGGCTGCCCGCCCTGCGGTTGCCCAGCCTGCCCGCCGCCCTGCGGTTGCCCGGGCTGCGGCTGCCCGCCCGCGCCGCCCGGCTGCCCGGCGGATTGCCCGCCCTGCCCGCTGGGCTGCCCGCTGACGCCCGTTTCGCTGCCCGGCTGGTTGCTGGGTTGCCCAGCCTGCCCGCCGCCCTGTGCGCCATCCTGTGCGCCCTGTGCGCCAGCCTGCCCGGGCTGGTCGCCGGACTGGTTGCCCGGCTGCGGCTGCCCGTCGGGCTGCGGCTGGTTTCCATCCTGCCCGTCGCCCTGCCCGCCCTGCGGCTGCGGCTGCGGCTGGTTTCCTGGGTCGCGCCCGTACAGTTCCGAGTAAATCCTTTCTGCCGACAGGTTCACGAATCGCCGATCCGACAGGGCGCCGCGTGGCAGGACATAACCCGCCGCGCGCAGCCCGGGATTGATTGCGTGGTCGGCGGCGACATTCCAACGGTCGATTGGGCGACCGTCGCGGCGGGCAAAATGCCCGTATGCACAGTGCATCACCTCATGTGCAAAAACGCCGATCAATTCCGGGTCGGACAACCCGGCGACAAACCCGGGATTGGCGAACAGGCGGCGCCCGTCAACCGCCATGGTCGGCACGCGGTCGGTTATGACAATCTCGATCCGCGTGGCCAGAACGGCGAAAAACGGCTCTAGGTCGATCAGGGCGAGGCGCGCCCGGATCAACCGATCAATGGTCGATTCGTTGCGGTTCATGGCTGGTTTCTCCTGATCAGGCGGCAACGGCGGCATGGCTCGCAGCCCAGCGGGCATAGGCTGCGGTTTCCTTCAAAGCCGGATTGCGGTCGGTCGCCTCGCGGACCGCGACCTGTGCAAATTCGGCGGGCATCCGGGCGGCATAGTCGACCAGCCCGCCCATGGTCGGGACGGTGACAACCCGGGCGAGGGCGGCGGCGAGAGCGTACATAACAGACAAGTCTGTCGGCACGGGCGCGCCCAGCGGGTCGGCGAGGCAGGTTGTCGGATTGGGCAGGCGGTCGCGGATCCGGGCGAACGCTTCAAATTCCGACGCGACGGCGGCGCCGACCAGCCCGGCGACCAGCGGATAACGGATATCGGCGGGCAGCCCGGCGACCTTGGCGACCTGTGCCCATGCTCGCGGCGTCGGGAACGCGACCGCGTCGGATTTCGGGTCGAATTGGTGAAGCATCCCGGGACGGGCGATCAGGAACGCCCGGACAACCGGATCCAGTCCGTTCCGGTTCGCCCATGCCTGCCAATCGTCATGGTCGACCACAATCGACAGGTGGCACATGCGATTCGCGAGGGCGGTCGGCATCCGCTGGGCGCCCGCCCGGTCGGCGGTCCGGTTGCCCGCCGTCATGATTACCCAGCCCGGCGGCAACCGATAATCACCTATGAACCGGTCGAGAATCAGCCCGAAAAGGGCGGATTGGACGGCGGGCGCGGCGGTCGGCAATTCATCAATGAACAGGATCCCGACCGGACCGTCGCGGTCGACCATGGGCAGGAAATCCGGCGGCAGCCAACGGGTCCGGTCGCCCTCGACCTTCGGCAGCCCGCGCAGGTCGACCGGATCCAGAAGGTTGGCGCGTAAATCCTTCAACGGGATCCCGGCGGCGGTCGACCATGTCGCGACCATGTCGCCTTTCGCGCCCAGCGACGCGGCGGCGTCGGCGAGGGCGACCGGGTCGGCGATCAGGTCGGCGGGCGCCATGGCGGCGGCGACCTGTCGGGCAATGTCGGATTTCCCGACGCCCGGCGGTCCGATCAGGTTGACGGCGGCGACGCCCGCCGCGAGGGCGGCGCGGGCGCAGGCAATGGCGCGGCTGGGTTTCACGTCAAGCATTGGACTCTCTCCTGTGTTCGCCCGGATCGGGCAGGGTCGGCGACCCGTCACGGCGGCAGGGTTGCGCCCTGCCGCCCGGGCTGATCGCCGATCAGCCTAGAACCATGCCGCCGCGTCGGCGGCGATTTGGTCGGCGGCGTCGGCGACCCGCCGCCGCAGGGTTTCGTCCGACCGCAGGTCGGCAGCCAACGGGTCGGGCTGGTCGCCGCCAACGATGGCGGGCGACAGGTCGAGGAGGGCGCCGACCCGGGCAGCCAAATCATCGAATCGCGGGTCGCCTGCCAGATTGAAAGCGGGCAGGACCGCCGCAAGGTCGCGCAGATTGCCAACCAGCGAATCCCGGAAGATGCCCGCCGCCGGCTGCCCGTCGCGGGCGGGCTGGTAATCCCGCAACCGGTCGGCGAGTGTCTTTACGGTCTCGACCAGCCGGGCGGCGGCGTCGCGCATAGCGTCGGCAACCGCAGCCTCGACCCGGGCGGCGAGATCCTGCCGCACAGCGTCGCCGACCTCGACCCGGAAGTCGGTCGATTGCGGCACGGGATAAACCGCGACGTCGAAACCGAACCGCCCGGCGATTTCCCGCGCGGTTGGGTAATCCGACTCGGCGAACAGGCTGCCCAGCGACGCCCGGGCGGCGTCCCTGTGCGCGTCATACGTCGCAACGAATGCCGACACCGCGCCGTCGAATTGATGCCGCAGCGACCGCATGTCGCGCAGATAGTCGGCATACAGGGCCGTCGGCAGGATCCGGGCGCCATCGTCGCCCCATGGCAGCGTCCGGGCATAGTGCAATGTCCGGGCGGCGCCCGCCGCCTGGGCGATTTCTGCCAGACTCGACCGGGCAACCAGCGTCTTGTGAAACCGCCCAGCGTCGGCGGCGGCGCCATGGTCGGCGAGGGTTTCGGCGGTCGCCCGCTTGTCTAACTTGCGAGCCGTCCAAACCCGAATCGTAGGGCGGGCGAGGACCGCCCGGGTTGCCAACATGCTTTCGGCTGCGCTGGGCGCGGCGGTCGCGGCGGCGATGGCTGCACTGATCATGTTCATGGTCCTATCTCCTGTGCTGTGCCCATGGCGGGCGGGTTGCGCGAGGCTGCGCTGTCTCAGGCGAGGAACGCCCGCTTTTCGGCGATACGGGCGCGACGGGTCGCCCGGCGGATCCGGGTCGGCGAGTCGGCGCGACGGTCGGCGGCGTGCTTTGTCATGGGTCGGCGTCTCCTGTGGGTTGCGCCCGTCATGGGCGGGTCGGTCGACAGACCGGGAGAACCGGCGGGCGCGCCCGCCGGCTCGCGCCTGTCAGCCGATCATGTCGAGATATCGCCGCGCCTTGCGGCTCGCGGCGATGGCGTCGCGGGCGGCGCGGATCGCGCGCGCCCGGGCATCGTGGTTAACCCGGGCGAACCGTGCCAACGCCCGGGCGGTCCTCGCCCGGTCGGCGGCATAATCGGCATAGCTGGCGGCGAGTTTCGCGGCGACGGGAACAAGGCTCGCGTGCATCTCAAAGTCTCCTTAGTTCGCCCATGCGGGCGGGTCGGGCGGCGCCCGTGACTCAAGGTATACACAAATCGCATTGACGCGAAAAGCGTTAAAATTGGCACGCAGCATGCATTCGCGCGCGCCTGCCCGTGCCTGATTCCCGCGCGGGTCGCGGCTGCCTCGCGCCCGCCCTGCCCGCCGCCCTCGCCGCAGGCGGCGCCCAGCCCGACCCGCCCTCGCGGTCGCCCAGCCGACCCGACCCGGACCCGGTCGGATCGACCCGCCAAACCCGGACCGACCAGTCCGCCAATTCGACCCGATCCGGACCGCCGTTCTATTTTCCGGAACCCTTGTCAAAACTAATTAGCTTTTATTTCGCCATAGCTGCCCGCTGGCGGCGTTCGTGCTTTTTTGGACCGACGGTATCTCCTGTCCGCGCGAGGCCATTTTCACTGTTTGTTCCTCTAGAATAGATTTGCTCAAATCGCGTGGTCGTGAACCCGAAGCGATAGGTTCATTTCAAATAACCCGCCCTGCCCGGGACCGTATCCTACAATCTGAACATGGGTTCCGGGGTCCGGTTTTATTGGTCAAATCCGGGCCCGGGAACGTGGAATGAATATTCCGGCGGAACGGCGCCCGGGACGCTTCCCGACCGCCGTCGCGCCCGCCGGGCGTGTCTGAAATCGCCCTGGCGCCCATGCCCGCCCGCCGGGCGCCTGCCTGCCTCAACCATGCCGACCGTCGCCCAGCCGCAACCCGCCCGGGCAGGACCCGCCCGCCGGGTCGCCCTCAACCATGCCCGCCCGGGCAGGGCGTCGCCCTCGCCCTGTGCCCAGCCCGCCCGCCGCCCAGCGCACAGCCCGCCTGCCCGCCCGACCCGTCGCCCTGCCTGTCGTGCCAACGGGTGCCCAGCGCACAGCATCGACCCTACCCAGCACAGGGCGCCCAGCGCACAGCCAACGCATGGGCAGGACAACGAACACGCAACGCATGGGCAGCACAGCGCAGCCCAGCACAGGCAGGCAGGGCGCCGCCCGCCCGCCCGGCCCGGCCGCGCGACCAGCGCGCGCCAGCCGCCGCACGAGAGGCAGGCCGGCCGCCGGCCGGGGGCAGGGGGGGGTCGCGTTAAAAAATGGCCAGGCGGCGCGGGAC